AACGAAAAGTATAAAAAAATTGGCTCCTAAATTTTGTGTAAATAGTGTTCAAATGATTTGTGAGCTATACTCCAAGAAAAGGACACATCGGCAACCCATAATCCTAGTGTCCTTTCCCATTTGAGCAATTACATAAGTAATTTGGGGTAAAAGTACGAAAAATATCATAAAACTTTGCACATATTATAAATTTCATATATTTGCAAAGTTTTCGACAATTGCTTTTATTGTAGAAACTAATCAATTTATTATTAATCTTTAAAATGTTTTACTCTTATGAACAAAGCAGAACTCATCGAGGCCTTAGTTGATAGGACTGGATTAAAAAAACAGGATGCAAAAAAGGTATTGGAAGCTTACATGCAAATCGCAACCGAAGTTTTATCGGCAAATGAAGAAGTCGTTCTTGTAGGTTTTGGTTCTCTGATACCGAGACTTCAAACAAGTCGCCTGGCTCGTAACCCCAGAACCGGCACCCCGGTTCAAATTCCGGCCAGAACAACGGTAAAGTTTAAACCTGGAAAATTTCTACTAGAAGCAATAAATAACAAGTAAGTAGTACTGTCAGGTTGATTCAAAGACCCTATCTTTTTGCTATCTTTGTCACGTAATCATGCATATATGATATTTTTTGAATTAAAACCACCTCCTTGTAGTGATAGCCTTGGGGGTGGTTTTTTAAGCGATTTAAACTAAAACCTTTAGCCAGGCATAATGCTTTCTCACCTTTAAATAACACCGATCGGATTGAAACGCATACGCTTCCCTTTCAAATGAGATGTTTTCATAAGCATTATGACCATATCTAAATAGCTTAATAATCCATTCTATTACATACCATAAATAAAAGAACACATACAGCATTTCTTTCATCTGTGCGGTATGTATCGCCTCATGGTTAAGTGTCCTGCGGCTTAACTCCTTGTATTCTTTCCGGGCAAATACTATCCCGAATAGATTAATCGCGATGAATCCTTTAAAGGGGATCAGGCTATTGTATATTACTTTCATAAGCTGTTTTAGTTTAACCGACCCGGCCTTCACAGGTGGGACCGGCAGGTTGTTTTACACATGAAAAGAGTATTTTATAACTCTGGATAATCAATAATCGGCCTTATGTTATGCAAGGTTGATTTTACGTTATTGGAAAGCGTTCCTTTAGACATATATAATCTCCAGGCATTTGAAGAATTATACTGGGTTGAAGTCCAATAATAACCCGTTGATAAAGCTTTACCTCCCATAGCTGTTAGTAAATTACCTATTGCTGTTTTGTTACTCCATATAACCGTCATTTGCCCAGCAGAAGGTAAATAGCCAGTGTCACCATTTAAAAAAGTATTATCTTCACACTCACCTGCCGCCTCTGCATCACTCCCCAAAGCTGCAATTGCTGCTGCAGAGTTGGACTTTCCTTTGTAGTCACTTTGAGCAGACGATGAACTGGTTGTTGTCGTAACACCAGAAATCAATCCGCCTGTTCCATCATAATCCCATCTTTTACTTCTAGTGTCTACCATCGTAACACCAATAACAATCCTGGTATCAGCTGTAACTACGGCTACTCCCATTAAATAATCGGTAAAAGAAGCTTTGTCTGCTGTATATACACTTGATTCAACTGCATATATTTGGTTGTCTTTATAGATACAGGCGAAAACGCCATTGGGGGTATCTGCCGGTTTATACCAACCTTCAGGGACTGCATTTCCTTTATACAACAATGATCTTCGTCTTATAGCACTCATAGCTTCAAATTAAAATGGTTCCGAACATCTTACGTAATATTTCCAATTTGCCCACAGTATGGATATTTCTACAGATTGACCTGCAGGTATAGTTACAGGGTTGTCTCCAACTACGACAAGTGTACTGCTATCTCCTGAAGCACTTACGTCCAATTGCAGAGTAATAGTTATATCTGTGGACCCTAGATTTGATACTATAAGAGTTGTTGTAGAACCATGTTCCGGGAGAAAAAACCATCTGGTTAATTTTAGTATATCGTTAGTTTGAGTAGTAATAACGCCTGGGCAACCGGTAATATAAGCCGTCCAAGAACCAGAGGCATAAGAAGGATTGCGTAACCCATTGAATACACCTCTGTTGTACATACTACAGTTACTATCAGATAAATACGATAAATATGTGGTCAGTTTGAATACGCCGCTGTTATTTCCGTTATAACATGGCCACTCAGTCGTGAATGTAATTTTTTTCGTACTTCCGTCTGCAGATACTTCTAAACCATTTACAGTTACATTTCCACCATTACTTACGAAATAGATAGACTTACCAGCTTCAGCGGCAGATATAAAATCGGCTAGTGGGCCTAAAAACGATTCAATATCAGAGAGCGCGCTTAGTATTCCACTGGCACGCCATAACGCTTTAGCTGAGTCAGTAACCGGCACTTTATAAAATTCTACCGCAGAATCTCCTCCTTCATTATCAGTCCAAACGGCTGTACCATCTGCAGACCATTTAAGTATCTGGTTTTCTGATCCGCCAGCCGGTATATGTTTATAACCTGCCGTAGTTGGGTGCACATAATTATTTGCATTGTCAGCAACACCTGTCAACTTGTCTTTATCAGCAGCTGTATAATTGTTGTCCGTATGTACATAGTTTGCATCCTTGACCGTGTTATCATCATTTGTCAGTTGTGATAATTTGGTAGGGATGGAAGTCCGGACATCGGCTATGGTCGTATTGATACCGGCAATAATACCCTCCAGTGTTTGACTGTCTTCTACGTTTGCAAGGAACGCGATTATCTCATTGAAACTTTCGATGGCAGTAGAAGCATTGCCGGACAACAGCGTATCGAGTTGGTTTTGCAATGACGTTACGGCTGCTTGTATATCCGTATCATCATAATTGTTCAGTCCCGCCAGTTTATTCTTCAGTTCCGTTGTAAAGTCTTCGGTAGACAAACCTTTGCCTGCCACCTTCTGCACATACCCTGTTAACAATTCAGCCACAGCCGTGGATGTAGTATAGCCGCTGTCATTGGCCAATTCACTGGTCTTTGTCGGGATGGTCGGCTTATTCAGTATAGCCCCCTTCCCTTCTGTCGCATTCCAATCCGGTTGTACCTGCTCCTGGGGGACATATTCGATAAATGATCCGGATGTACTCCCGTCCGAATCAGGGACAAACAGGTACTTCCTGCCGATTATAAGTCCGGCACCGGATGCTGATACGTTTCCGGATCCTTCACCGGGCAAACCTTGCTGTCCGCGTGGAACTGTCATATTTATCTTATATCGGGGATAACCTTCATCCGTTGTTCCTACAAATTCCACCGTGGCTGATGCCGCTGTCCCCGGATTCCCTGTTGTGACTGTGCCTGTTTCAAAGACAGGTGTTTTCCCGTCAGACCCGTCCGTGCCGTCTGTTCCATCATTACCCGTATCGCCTTTTGGTAACACCAGGTTGATACTGTATTTCGGATTGCCCGATATGTCTGTGCCGTTTGCCGTAACAGTAGCAGATGCGTTTGTTCCTTTTTCGACTGTCCCAATTTCAAAAACAGGGGTTTTACCATCAACACCGTCATCTCCTGTATCGCCTTTGGGCAAGGACAAGGAAATGGTATATATGGGCGACCCATCCGCGTCATTTTCTTTAAATGTTATCGTTGCCGAAGCCTGTTCGCCCGGATTAAGCGTTGTGACCGTACCGGCTTCGAACTTCGGTGTTTTCCCGTCAGATCCGTCAGTACCATCTGTTCCGTCATTTCCCTTATCACCTTTCGGCAAAACAAGGTCTAATTTGTAGATGGGATTACCGGACGTATCAGTCCCCCCTGGAGTCAAAGTAGCCGATGGCGTATCGCCTTTGGTTACATCACCGATCTGTAATTGTACGGTTTTTCCGTCGTTGCCGTCTTCGCCAGGGTTTCCGTCTGAGCCTCGTGGAATGACCAGATTAATCTTGTATCTGGGTTGCCCTCCTTCTGTCGTACCGCTGGCTATGACTTCCGCCGATGCCTCCGTACCGGCATCTCCGGTTGTTGTTGTACCACTTTCCAATACAGGCGTTTCACCTATAGCTTTTTGGCCTGTACTTACTCCATTCACAACCCAATATCCGTTATCGTTGATACTTGGGGCCGCATCACTGGCCACCTGTTTTTTGAAATCACCTACTGCAATACCGGCATCCGTTCCACCTAAATCCGTTTTAGTCCCAAGCAGATAATCGTTATCCGAAAGGGAGGGATACTTTGTGAAGTTTTTGATATCTTTTGTCGCCATGTTATTTAGCTATTTAATAGATATTCGATTGTATCTAAACTGGTAGGAGTGACCCACCCGTTTTGATTAAAAGCATTTGCAAAAAGTTTTAACAATTCCAGTTCCTCCGGTGTTATAAAATATTGAATTACCCTATTCTTCATATCTTCTGTAAGATGTGGTAATTCTATCACGCCTTTTGCAGGACTGGTTATTCGTAGTGATTGCAATTCTTCTCTAGAAAAACCAATCTTATTCTTAAGCGATATAACAAGCCTGATTTGTTCTATTGTTCCAGTCTCCGGCAATAACGCTTTTGTTATTATTACTCTGTCTAATACTGATAATTCCATTTCCTTATTCTTTTACTCGTAAATAACCATTTTCTACATAAACATAGCCGACGGTAGCATCAGCCGATTTTTTCCAAGAATTACTATACAATGTAAACCCTGTAGGAGTAGCTTGTATATTACCGTATATTGGGAAATTAGCCATTGAGGATCTATAAGTCGAAGTCACCCCGTTTTTATTCATCACACAATAATAGTTATTAGTTGGATCCGCGTTTGCGTTTTTAAACACACCTACAAATCCACCAGCAGATTCATCGGCACCAATTCTAACCAAACATTCGTCTTGAGCATTATACATCTGCATTACGATATTATCAGTCTGATATTGATTAGATATTACCATTCTCAAACCATTAACTGCTGTTTGAAATGTACCATATATATTAGCATTTGTAGCTATAAAATTTCCATCTTCATAAAGCCGTATTGGAGCATTATCTCTATTGGCATAATTGGCCCCTAACGCTATGCGTGGATGATCATCAGCATTACCATCTATGACACAGTTCCTGTTTTGGCTCTCTATAACCAAGTCGGAGAACCACCAACCGGCAATATTGGCCTCTTCGATTAAAGCTAACCCCGTAGCAATACTCTCGAACTGTCCCTGAAATGCTTCCCAATACGCGGATGAAGTATTAGGAATTTTGGCGGAAAAAATACCTGCTGTAGGTTTAGCCACCCAATACGTTTTATTTCCGGATGAATCCTCCGTATAAACTGCATCCACATGGGTAGTTGATCCTGTATATTGTTTTGTCGGATCATATTTGCGCCGGAATGTCATGAAAGGACCTCTTGAACCGTCATCCCCTTTTTGGCCTGTCATTTGAACAGGGGTAGTGAAATCATCCTTATAAGTAATATTTCCACTCTCATCTATACGACCGTGGCATTCCGTTGCCCATACTATGCCTTCACCGGTTGGAGGGTCAACAGACCATCCGGACGGTGGGGCGGATGTAGGTGCCGGCGGCCTTGATTCTGATATTTTATAAAAGCGGAATATAGACCAACCATCGAGTCCGTCTGTCCCGTTCTCGCCGTCCGTAACATATTTTGTATAAATAATCGGACTGGAAAAATTGCTCCAGCGCCCGTCTTTTTTTGTTCGTTGAGACATCCAACCTATTTTCCACTCGGAAGTAACGTCGATAGGGGTACTATACCAATCAAACGGTACATAATCATCGTCTTGTGAATTTGTTAATGATGGAGGAGCATAATTTTTTGTAACTGAATAAATATATTGCACACCGGCACCATCCTTGCCGAATTTAGACCACAGGAATACATCGGAGAATGCGCCCCATATGCCGTTTCTCTTTTCGCGCTTACATGACCATTCAAACGGGTTGTTAATGTCCGGACCTGTAGGATCATCAGTCCATCCGGAAGGTACATAATCAGCCACATTTTCAGATGTAGTAGGCCGGGAAGGCTTGTCTGTTTCCGCTAGTGATCGCTTAAATATCCATTCTACATCGGTACCGTCTACGCCGTCGATCACACGGACAATGGTAAATACCTGTTCATAGGTTGCCAGCCCTTCACAGTTGATCTCCAGCTTTATTTCAGCTTTTTCTTCTGTTACACTATGTACAACAACCAACCCGTCCGTAACAGTAAATGTGCACCCGGTACCTACGGCGTTTACAAGGTATTTACCGGTTCCAAGCACTGTGCTGTATCTCAGCAGTTCCGTACCCTTCGTTACCTGTATCTTAGTGGTGATACGGAAGTCCTGTGTAACAACCTGGTCAGAGCCGGTTACTACGTTATTGCCTCCGGAAACAACATCGACCTGCTCCGTCAAACCGTCTTTCGTGTTATATACGGCACTGTATGTTGACAGGGTGACAGAATAAGCGTCCAACCCTTTCAGTCCGCTATCCAATCCCGGAACACTCCACACATTGCCGCCGAAGTAAACATTGTTCAGGTAAATAGATCCTTCCTTTAACGATTCCCCGTTTATTGTCAGATCCGACAGGTCACCCCATTGCGATGAGACATTTTTATCAGGGTGTATCTCCCAGGTATTGACATTACGAAGGAACCTGATATAAGTTCTGGTAGAATAAGAGGATTGCCGGCGTTCTTTTATGATCGGGTTGCCGTATACTGCATATTTCATCGATGCGCAAGGATGCACCGTCGTTCCCGGTTTTAACTCATAACGGAAATGTGCGTTATCTATAATCTCTACCGGGGTAAAATAAGCCGTTGAGAATCCGGCCATGGTTTTAAATCCGGCGCTGTCTGTACCGGATGCCACCTCGTTCCCTGTGAGATTATGGAATATACCGCGACAAAAGTCATTGAGGTGCATGCCGGATAATTCGCCGTCTTCAAGTTTTAGAGTTACGATCTGATTCACCGTGTCGACGGACTCGATCAGGCCGAATGCTATGGCATTCCAGGTTTCACCGGCGATAACATCTACGCGATTGAAGCGTAGTTCCGGAACATTCAGAAGCTCCCATAGTTGGAGGCTACGGGCTTCGATTTCTCCTTTCTCGTTTATGCGGGCTCCCGATCCTAAAAGGCCGCTGATAAAATCGCCAATATTAATTCCTCCTCTGGCTGTCAGGAGGTAATCCGTTCCATCAGGCTTATCCTTACGAATAAACTTCTCTTCCATCTCTGTGACCCTCTTGTCATCTTCCAGTTTTGACTTTAAAGCCGAATAGATGTTGAAATCCGTTGGGATCGTTTCCTCGTCGGTTGACTCAATTATTTCAAGATTGAAAACCCTTTTCAAAGCTTCGGCATCAGCCGCAGTTAAATGGATATCACGGGCAAACTCGGAGTATTCATCCCCCGTCGAGACTATTCCGCTGAGTTCTCCATGGTCTGTTACCCCGACTCCTCCAGTTGAAGTCGATGCCAAAACAGTTGCCCCTCCCAAAGAGGCTCCTTCACCGGTTTCTCTACGCCGTTTGCTGCGTGGTGAAGCCGGGTATTTTTTTTCAATGTAAGTATATTGTTTACTCATCAAACTCTACCCCCTTGTAATTATCAGCATCAAATTGCGCCATTAATATTTCACTCTCATCAGTATCCAAATGCTGAGTTTCACTCAACAACAAGTATTTCCCGGGTTCATGTTTATCTGTATAGACCTCGAATGACGGCAGTAGTGCCGTTGTCCCGGAAATAGTGTTATGCCGTGTTGCATAGTTGCTATAAATGGTACCTATTAAAAGACGTTCGATCTGATCGGTGATACCGGCACGATAAAATGTATTTATAACAGATTTGTTGGAAGACAAGAATAGTTGCCCTAAAGCAGCCGGAGATGGTTCTTTAAGCGTTCCTAACACTGTGTCTATTTTTAATACCTCTTTGGCCGATTTGTTGATCCAGGCGGTATGTTCTATATCTTCGGATTTAAGGGAGTTACTATTCTTATCTACAACTGTGATTTTAGGGTCCTTGTACAGGACCCACCGTACTCTCTCATTTATGTCATCCCTGAGTTTCCAGTTGTTTTTGTCGCCATAATCATAACAAGGAACACCTACGCCGATCTGTAATTCCAAATATCCGGGTTTGTCCGGCATATCGATATATTCAGCCTGATCCATTTTATCAAATAGCAAAGGCAATTTTTCTCCACGGTAATATCCTATAATTTGTTTATTTAACTGCCAGCCTCCCAGTCCAGTCTCGTTTTTTCGATTCCCCTGGTACCAACACATCCAGGCATCTCCCCATGTCCCTTCTCCTGCAACCCATCTGCAATCCTTCCGGGCAAAGCTGTTACTTTCTTTTACCCCCTTGTTTTGCCAGTGATAAATGGCATTTCCTTCAGCATCACGGAGTGTCAGGAGAAACGGTACATAAGCAAAATTGCACCAGTTCTTCAAACGATCCCAATTCCCCTCTTCATTTTGTACCTGTGCTTCTTCAAAAGGGTTGTACCTTACGTCAAACAAAAGGGATAGATTCAACTTTAATTTATACTCTTTCCTGTTATAACCTATATAAGTAAGATAGGGTTTTTCCGGAACTTTAAACAACATGCTTCCTATCGTGGATGTGGCCGGTTGTACATAACTGCGATAATCCGTTCCCGGTCCATTGGTTGTTTGAACAGTCCATGCCACTCCAGCTTCTTCCGCTCCAGAAAATACAGGCTCTATTTTAAAAAATTTCGCTTTTTCACTTTTCTCGATCCCTTCCCCTTTATCCGATAAATATGTGTAAAAGCCAATTTCTGTAGAAGTAGACTCTGTGTATACACGTGTTGTTAACTTTCGCTCTTCTCCAACAGTTTTTGGATCGATCTCCCCATTCAATATGGATGTTTTCTCATAAGGAGAAAAAGTCAGTTTTACATTATTATATACCTTATCGACTCCCAATGTAGAATCATCGGAATCCCAGTTTATTGTAACCGGATTAAATTCGTTGTAAATGCTATTTAAATCACATATAAATAGCATCCCATTTTTTTGCTGCAGACGAACCCCGAAAGGGCGAAGGGTTTCATCCAATACTTCACGGCAGGACATCGGTTCACCATCTTCATCGAAAAAATTGGACAGGTTGACCGATACAGCGTCCAGAATATTTTCCGTACTGTATTGTGAGAGTTTAGTACTGATATGTTCATTTATCGATTTATACCTGATACCGGTTTTAGACAGTATAAAAACAAGAACTTCACGCAGTGTCATAAATCCAACGCGTTCCCATTTTAATCGTTCCAAAACGGCCATGTCTGCAAAAGTCAATGTGACTCCATAATCCGAATGGTACGCAAATGGCTCTTCATACAATTCAGGATCAAGCGTTCCTGACCAATACAAGGATTTACTCCGGTAAATATCCATCCGGACGCTACCGGCTTCAATAGTATACAGATCGACAAACTGCCGATCATTATCACTATACAGTTGTAAGGTCGCATTGCTGCTTTGTACAGGTTCCAGCTTATCCTCCTTAGCCCATTCTATATCCAAAGGAGAGTCACAAAAGGCAATATCTTTTACTTGGCCTGAAAATCCTTCCTGCCAGATTTCTATATCATACAACGTCTGATTCAGGCTGTAGAAACCACCTCTATATCTTAGCTGCATACTCATCGTGTGCGACTCCTTTTGTTTGATTGTTTATGTAAAATCCCCTCCAATACATCTCCTTTAATTCTGAATACCACCGTTCCATTGCCAATACCGCTACCGCTTTCTTCACGAACTATCTTACGGATCATGCCGGAGGGAGCAACGATTTCCGGGTTATTGGATGCACCGGGATATTCACCGATCATTGCCAGCATCGGACCGGAGGCGACTGTACCTCCAGCCAATTTAGGTATCGACATCATTGTCCCGATGATAGCAGCTACGGCCGCAATACCGGCAATCCAACCGAATGGGCCAAGTCCGGCATTCGCATTCATAGCCTTTGCCGTGGCTCCAACTAAATGGGCGTTAGCATTCGTTCGAGTAACTTCCGTATCCACTGTCGTAACACCGATCATTTGTAGTATGGCCGGTATAGCCTGGGCTATGGTATTTAATAATGTGCTTCCCCATTGTAACCATGCACCGGCTGCTTCACCTACCACTCCGCTAAAACTTCTCATGGCATCGGTTATACTAAAAATGCCCTCCTGCATAGGAGTAAATATATCCTCATTTTTAAATGCCGCTTGTAAATTAGCCTTAGCCAGCTTAGCAGCTTTTTTCAATTCTTTTTCACTAGGTCCTGCCGGGGCCAATAGTTTCCCCGTGTCAGGGTTGGTTTTGGGATTATAGGCCTTCATCTTTTTCAGGTTCAGCTTTGCCTCTGGAGTTTCTAATAACTTCATGTCGGGCTTTTGGGCTGCACCAATGATAATGGCACTTTGCATTAATTCCAGTTTCTTTTCCCACAGTTTGATTTCCTTTTCCAAAGCGATGGCCTGTTCCCCCATTGCTTTGGATTGGGTGTCTTTTAAGCTTTTGATTTTATTTTCAACACCACCGATGGTATTAACGTCCTTATTGGCCTCCTTATCGTTTCCCTTCTTTTTTTCAGGTGTTACAATGATTTCTCCAATTTCAGTTATCTGATTCGTTTTTCCCAGGAGCAAATCAACCCGTTTATTAACGGCCTCGACAGCTGTCTCCATTTGATAAAAACTTTTCAGATAATTATATATACCTTTACGGGTATCGCTATTGAATGCTATGCGAGGATTTAATTCCTCTATATTTTTCATGGACTGTTGAAAAGCTTCCCCCAAAGTATCTCCTGCATCCTTCCATTTAGGAGCATCGTCGATTAATGAAGCTATGATCTTGTCAGACATCGATGTGTCTACCCCTTGCTTAGAGAAAGCGTTTTGCATATCAACAATGGCAGCAGACTGTTTTTCAGCGGATTCTTTTAAAATGTCCTCTGTTTGTGAAGCACGAACTTTTAGAGCGATTTGTGAACGTAAACTGCTGTTTATAGCATTATATGCCGTTTTCAATTCTTCCAGACCTGATTTTTCGGTAAGCAGATATGGCATATATTTGCTATACGATTCATTTAGAGCATCAATGGCATACTTACGCGCAACCGTTCCTTCTGCCGTTTTTAAAATGGCGTCATAGGAGTAACGAAGGTTATTGATTTCCTGAAGTAACTCCGTGTTGTATTTTTGAGTTGTTTTTTTCAGTTCTTCAATCGTTTTCCGACTGTGCTCGAAACCTTCGGAAAAAGTAAACAAGTCTTTCGTAAATTCAATAATTTCACCTCCATACATAGATAAGATCGTTACACCTGCAACCAGAGCCGTTTGCCATGAAAATATAGATCCTGCAACTTGCCGCCAAACCGGAACAGCTTTTTGTCCGGATGCTATAAGTGCCTGGTTTTCTTTACGCGTGGTCTGTATGTTGTCCGCTAAAATAGGCAGGTTATTGGATATAGCCAGAAAAAACGTGTTGGCACTGATAGCCAAAGCCGGTAATTCACGTGCAACTTGTTGAACGGACATGTTCAGCATATTGAATTTGGGAACAGCTGTTGTTGCCCCTTTTCCTAAAGTATCCGATACAGTTGCAGCTCCTTTTCCTGCATTTTGGAACTGTCCCCTTAACAGATCAACGGATTTACCTATATCCCTGACCTTGTTTGCTGAAGATGTTGAAACGACAGATATCTTATCGCCTATTAAGCCGAAACCAGTCACGACTTTACTCGCCGCCTCCTGCACCTTGTCAAGTTCCTTTTCTACAATCTTGACCGTAGAAGAGGCTCGATCCTGCATGGAAAGTAAAATCTGATATGTTAGTTTGTTATCCATATTGTCGTTTCAATCGTTCAAAATCTTCTTCTGAAGGTATATTGTTTACTGTTTTTTTCGTTTCTTTTTCCCAATCAAACCGAATGATATCAGTCGGAGATAGCTTTTTTTGTCCCATATATGGAGTAAGGCAACAATGGGCAATGAAACGGGCCTGTTCCCAGCCTGTGCGGAACCGGACAGATTCATATTTGTTCCATTGTTCTGTTATGGCTGCAAATTCCTCCGGAGTCAGTTGCAGGAATTCGGTACGGCTCAAACCGATACAACCGACTCCCAGTCCCAGAAGATCAAGAATCTTTACCCTTTTTTTTTCTCCAGAACCTCAATCTCCCCAGTAATTACTTCAGATTGGAAAGTATCATTCTGCCATCCGGCTAAGTCTTCCGGACTCATGTGGTCAGCCATCCCGATTTCATTTTCAAACGGAAATGTTACCTTGTCAGCCCGGCAGGAAGAGAGAAGACAGCAATAAAGCAATGTAACAACCAGTGACAGGTCTGTACCTGAAATATCCGTAACTTCTTTTCCTGTCCGGTTTTTAAACTCCAGCATAGCACCCATCGTCATCCGGCATGGGTACTCCTTCCCCTGTATTGTGATAATATTCTTTTTCATCAGGCTGTTTTCTGTTTTGTTACGACTTCACCGCTTGAAGAGAACTGAGCGGAATAGGTTACATCTTCCCCGGCCTGGGATGTCTCTTCCAAAGAATCAATGGCGAATTCTCCTTCTTCGTAATCATCCCCGGTTTCCTCCTGGGCAAAACCATATTTTAGTTTAACAAGACTCTTAGCTTTCATCGCGGCTAACAGATACTTTTTGGCAGTGTCTCCAAAAGCTCTGAGAGCATCGGCTTTAATGCTTACCGTCACCTTTGTAATACGTTTTTCCGGATTCCCTCCCGGACTGTCTTTGGTCAGGCGTTCTTTTGTTTCTGTACTATAAGTGATCGTGTGGTTCGTAGCTAACGCCTGCGCTTCCCATGTCGGGTTTCCGCCTGATCCGCCAGTATTGATATACAGCATCAAATCGCGACCATCCATCACTTCTCCGTCTTTATGTGCCATCGTTTTATTATATATTTAATTGTTATGAATAATAACATTGTTAAAACACCGTATAAATACCATTTCAATTTTGTCCAGAATGGTATTATAAACGGTTCTCTGGTTACCTCCTTTTGCCTCAGTTCATCCCTGGCCTGGTGCAATTGTTCTTCCAGTTTATAGATTATTTGTTGAAGACTGTCACAACCGGCACTCACAATAAGATTTCCGTCTTTAATTCCGACAGAAGCAGTGGCATGTCCGGATTTTTTTGTATATACCGCTCCACCAGGCAATTTACGGAGGCTGTCCAGCGAAACTGTCAGTTCTGCCAGGCTCGCCGGGATGGTCACGGGGAAAACGGAAACCTTTCTGTTCCATTCGAGACTGTCCAGAGCGCGGATAGAAGTATTTTCGTTCATAGTCCTGCACGAGCACACGAGAAGGACAACGATTCCAATACTTGCAAGACTTAAGTTTTGTAACAATACCGGCCAGGACAGCCACTTCTTCTTGTAAATTCCTAACAGCATCATATAAATTTATAATGGTTTCATTATCACGTTCTGCCATGTGCCGGGATACGTCTTCTTTCTCCAGTTTGCCTTTCTTTCGTAACACCGGAATATTTATTATCCAGTTTAATACGACCAGCAAACCTCCGCTGGTTCCCAGCACTTCCAGTATTGTATCCCAGCCCATTTGTCATTATTTTTTCTTATTTGTGAAAAGTCCGATGACCCATTGTATCAATCCTGTATCTGCAACACCGTTAGCCGCCAAACCGGCCCCCAGACCATACAGGAGTGCAATATACCAGTCAAGTCCATTGAGAAAGCCCAGTTCTTGCCACCAACCGAACATACAGATTGCAATACCGATTATCCAGGATAGAATCTGAGTCACTGTCGGTTGCATTTTAGGAAAGAAACCTTTCATGACTTCTACAATGACCGGAATTACAGCTACAATTGCAGCCAGGGAACCGAATACAGCTCCATAATCAGTTATGCCCGGATCCGGATTGGCAACCACTTGCGCAATGACCGGGATACAGAAGAAAAAAGAAAAAAAAGCGATAATGGATAAATAGAAAATACGTTGTTTCATTTTGTTTGAGTTTACTGATTTATACCAATTGATTCAAGCCATTTTTGAACATCGAAGCAAGGACAGGCTTTTGCCGCCAGTTCATTGTGTCCAACAATCCGGACATCAGGGAAACGTCTGTGAAAATCATTCACATAGGACTCTAAAGCTCTAAGCTGTTCTGCTGTACGGGTATCTTTAGGTTTCCCGTCGGGATGAATGCCTCCGACATAGACAACATGTCTACTTATGCTATTCTTGCCAGCGACACCGTTTGTGATTTCCCAGCAGTCAACAAATCCATCCTCATTGTTTTCGACCAGCCTTTCAACGGTTCCGTTCAGATGGATCATGTCCGTATAACCGACCTGTTTCCAGCCCCGGCCTCCCTGCTTGACCGGGGCTGTGTGCCAGCGGCGAATATCGTCGGAAGACACTTCCCGGCCGGCAGGAGTAGCAGTGCAGTGAATGACCAGATATTTTACCTTATTCATCAGGCTTTATCTTCCAGCAATGCGATTACACCTTTCTGGTCATCACGAAGGATATCGGCACCGAAACGAGTATATGACTCGATAATGGTTCCTCCCAAATACCCGGGGGCCTTGGCATTGACTATTGTATTAACTTTACCTTCAGCGCGACAAACCAGTTGGTCATTCCAAAATAAAGCCCCGGAAAGCAGGGTGTCTTCCACCTTTGCATCACCGGAAAGAGGGATTGAACCTTTATACAAAACGCCACTATGCCCTTCTCCTGTGGAACGGGAAAAAATATCGATTCCAAGAATACGGCCGACAATGCCTTCTTTCAACTTGCTTTCATTTCCGGTTTTGTAATAATCGACAAAGTCGGGGATAGCCAGCAAATCCGTGTATTGGTCCGCTGTAACCATACCGAACCAATTGCCACCCAGATCAGAGACTCCCATACGCATCATCAGGTTCAGGACTTTTAAAAAGTCAGCCTTTGTTATCGCTTTGCGTTTCGTTGTAAAACCCATGATGTTGGAGGTTCGTCCTTCTCCGGTTGTTTTCATTATATTGGTCGCTAATGACGGACACCAGTGTTTAATAGCATAGGCCGCTACTTTTGTATTGATCTCAGATGCCTGCTGCTGTTGTTTAGAGGCCCGTTTATTGTAATTGACCATCAGTTCGGATTGAGAGTCAATAAGGAGCGGTTTACAATAAATCAACGTTGTATCGTAATACTTGGTTTTGTCTGTCGATACCTCGATAGAAAGAGGCAATGATTTGGGAGCACCTTCTTCCGCTTTGCCGATTTCCCCTTGTACCGGCTTTTCTACCCTTTCGGTTGTGTCTGCAACCCCGGATTCTCCAATAGATTTTTTGTAAAAGCTATTGTCCGGATAGATTAGTTTCTGTAATTCGTTCGAATAAATCGTAGGTCTGATTTCTGCCATATTTTAATCAATTTGGACAGCTGCTGCTGTCTGGATAAATGTTACACCGTCAAATACATATTCCGCAACTTTCGTTTTACCTGCTACACCTGCTGTTTCAGCACCGGTCATGCCTTCACCCGGTATCAGTGTTTCTGTTGCGGTCGTTTTTGTTTTTATGATCAAACGGGCGCCAGGTTCGACATCCCGACTGATCGCAAGGTTCAATGTACGGTCTCCGGTGGCAACCACAGAGGCTCCGTCCACAATAGTCAGGTTGTTGTAAATATCAACAGCCTGGTTGCCTGTAGCCGTAAGGGCGACTAATGTAGCCGTTCCAAAGGGCCATTTGGCAATTGGGTTTTGTAATTCGTTGTTCATTATTACTCAATTGAAGATTCGTACTCGTCCAAAAGGCGGTTAAACCGTTCCGGATCATCTTTTTCCATTTGTTTTAAAGCCTCCGGGTTGTGGCTCTGATACCATTTCCAGTCATGTTTGGAACCGGTTCCATTTTCATTCGCCTTACGTGCTGTCTTATTGATCACATCACTCAGGCGGCGGGATTCAGCTGTAGCTTCCGGTTTCCGGGTGAGAGGTTTGTCATCCCCATTATCCTGGATATCAGTCTCCGGAGTTTCTGTTACCATTTCGGCAAACAAATCAAAATCAGCAGCAGCCAGCCGCGTCATCCGTTCCTTGTTCTTGTCCGTTACAGAACCGTTCTTTTCTCCCAATGCGATAAAGCGGTCAATGACGGCCTGTTCCCGTTCATTCAATGTTTTGTCTTTAGCGCGTATGGCCTCAATGATTTGCTGTTCCGTTGCATTTTCAGGGAGTCCCAACGCTTTTGCGATTTCGTTCATTTGATAATTCTTTTTTGGTTGTTGATATTCGTTCATCACCCGGTTCATTAACTCCCAGGTGGTCAGGTTGCTTAATTCCTCTTTTCGGGGAGTCGATAGTACTTCATCCGCTAATCCGGCCTTCTGGGCTTCTTCGGCATTAAACCATGTCTCATCCTTCATTAAGGACGCTATCTTGTCCTTGTCACATCCGCGACGGGATAAAATCGTTCGAAGCGTGTCTTTGATAGAGTCTAATGCTTTTATGTCTTTAACAGACAACTTCTCTTTTCCTTTTCCGGCGAAAAAGGGATCGTGGATCATCAGCTTGCCATAGTCTTGTATGCTGACCTTATCGGCACTGATTGCTATAACAGCCGCCATACTTGCAGCAATTCCATTTACATGGGCATGGATGTAGGCCTTGGCACTGAGAATGGCTGAAACAATGGACAACCCTTGCGATACGCTTCCTCCGTCACTGTTGATCAGTATATGGATTGTGTCTACTTCACCATCCAGTTCCGCTAAATCATGCCCCATACGATTTCCGTCGACATCTTTCCCGATCACACCATACATCCGGATGGTAGCTTCCCGTTTCTCTTTATTTATTATGCGTTCATAAGCTGTCATTTTATTCGTTGTTGATTGATTTCAAAAACAAAGAAAATGTCATAAAGCACTGTGGACAAACAATGTTGCAAGGGTTGAAAGAAATATTCCAACCCTTGCAACATTGCTTTCTGAGATCGTAAAGGAGATGCAATTTTGCCTAAAAAGTACGCGAACATGAACGACAAAGAAGCTGCATACATATTATTTAAGGAAGGAGTAGCCCAACAGGATATTGCACGTATTTTAGGGCGGTCGGAGCAAACGATCACCCGCTGGAAGAAGGATGGTGCCTGGGATCAAAAAGCCACTGAAGACCTGATGGCCATGCAGACAATCCATGAAGACACCCGTGACCTGGTACGTTACCAGTTGGCAACGCTCCGCAAGCTGAAGGAACAGTATATCACAGCTGAAAAAGAAGGCGGAGAACCTCGTCTGATAAGCAAGGGAGATATTGACGGAGCCCGGGACCTGTTCAATATGATCAAGGTTAAGGAGGCTGACTGGACCACACTTGTACGTACTGTCCGGCTGATCAACAAGTTTTTAAAAGAGAACTACCCTACACTGGCCCGTGACACGGCTCCGGCCCTGAATGACTTCTTAAATAAACAGAGAGGAGGTTTGTCATGAGTTTAGAGCGTAATTTAACCCGCAAGGAGCAAAAAGAGTATGAAGAATGGCTAAAAGAAATGCAGGAAACTGTCCGGCTGCAACCGATTCAGGAAGAAACAGAAACGCAGAAAACAAAACGCATAACTTCACTTAAAAAGGATTTTACAAAATTCTGCCGTTACTATTTCGAAGACTTTATGGATGCCGATTTTGCGTGGTTCCATAAGAAAAGCATTAAGTTGATAGTTGAAAAAGAAGACATTATGTTCGCAGGAGAATGGCCGCGTGAACATGCCAAGTCTGTGATAATGGATGTTTTCCTGCCAATGTATTTAAAGGCATTGGGTAAGTTGACCGGTGTGGTTTTATCATCGGCGAATGAAAACAAAGCAGACGGGTTGCTGGCTGACCTGCAGGAACAACTTATGTTTAATGAACGCTACAAGGCGGATTATGGACCACAATACAAGTCAGGGAAATGGGATACCGGACATTTTGTTACCAACGACGGAATTGGCTTCTGGGCCTTCGGTCGGGGACAGTCGCCTCGTGGTGTGCGTGAGGCAGCTTTGCGCCCGAACCTGATCATTGTCGATGATATTGACGATGCGGAGATTTGTAAAAATGAAAAACGCGTACAGGATGCCGTAGATTGGGTATTAGGAGACTTGTACGGTTGTGCCCCTACCAAAGGAAGCCGCTTTGTAGTGATCGGTAACCGTATCCACAAAAAAAGTATTCTGGCGCATATTATCGGCGATGTAGAGGAAGGTGATCCGGTGAAAAGCAGCATTACCCATCTGAAAGTATATGCGCTGGAGAATCCCCGTACCCACAAAATGGACCTGTCCGAAAAAGGTGTCCCTGCCTGGAAAGAGCGGTACACCCGCCAGCAAATCCTGACTAAGATGGAAAACATGGGGCGTCGTCTGGCCCTTCGTGAACTCTTCCACCAACATATCGTAATCGGACGTGTTTTTCGCGAAGAACATCTTCCCTGGGCTGACCTGCCGCCGATCCAAAACTGCGAAAAGCTGGTAACCTATTGCGATCCTTCATATAAAGACTCTAAGAAAAATGACTTCAAGGCAATTGTTTTGATTGGTAAAAATGATAAGTATTTTGATATATACGATGTTTTCTGCCGCCAATGTACCACTCCGGAAATGGTACGCGGGCATTATGCTCTGGCAGACGAAGTCCCTGCACGCAAGACCTGTCCTCACTGGATGGAAGCCAACTTTATTCAGGACATCCATTTGGAAAAATATGACGAAGAGGCCGAATGTCGCGGTTACAGTATTGCCATCCGTGGCGATAAACGCGATAAGCCGGATAAAGGGGAACGTATCGAAAACCTGTCCGCGTTTACCGAACGAGGTCGTATTCGTTTCAACAAGGCTTTAAAGCATAGTCCTGATATGCAGGAACTACGACAACAGTTTCTGGGTTTCCCGGATGCTCCGCATGATGATGGCCCTGATGCCGTAGAAGGAGCAATATACAAATTAAACAAACCGGGATTAAAACAAACCGGCGGACTACGAACTACAAAATATAAACGTAATAAAGCAAGACGACCATGGTAATAGACTATCTGCAAACTTGCGACTTCCTTGTATTCATAACGGAAGCCGCCCTGAAAAAATTAATACGGGACAATGATTGTAAACTGTTGGAAACCGAAAAGATGGCTTATGGGTATATATATGAAAAATTAAGTGCCCGCTATCAAATCCATCAGGAACTTTCAAAAAACAGCGAAGCACGGAATTCAGCTTTTGTACGCTGGATGACAATACTGGCGGTATATTATCTCTATCAGTCCGTTCCGGACGATGATATACCCGAACGTGTCAGAATAAATTATGAGGACGTTTTGAAAGAAATCGACAGGGTTGCTGCCGGAAAAGACAATTGTACATTATCCCCTGTTTTGGACAGTTTTGGAAAACCAAAGACTTCCTTTCGCTGGAGTTCCAGTCCGCGCAGAAGCCATAATCCGTTTGGTTGATTAAAATCTTATTTAAACATCCTGTAAACGTATTTAAAATGGATATACAAAAGATCAAACATAAACTGATAATCGCTCTTGGGGGGCGTAATACACCCCGTAAATCTTCGCTACTGAAACGCCAGGGTCCCACACGGGTAGACATGGAAATGGACAAACTGGTACAAGCCGCTTTGAATGCCCTCGATCCGGAAAATTCAGACAGGTTGGATTTGCTGGACATTTACAACAATACATGGAAGGATAGCCAGGTAATCAGCGAACACGAGAAAGCAGAAGCTTTTCTGATAACGGAGCCATTTGAAGTCAGCAAGGAAGGCAGTGAAACAACTGACAAAAAGCGTACCCGGTTATTGAATCGTCCCTGGTTTACCCATTTTTTGACAATAGCTATGGATACAGAATTTTGGGGACCCCAATTGGTTGAATTTGGGGATTTGGATGCCAATGGGGAATTTGTCGATGTAAGTGTTTTTCCTCGTGAGCATGTCCGTCCGTTCGAAAAAATAATAACGATCAATCCGTGGGACCATGATGGTATTCCATACGGCGGACATGAAACGGAATACTTTCTCCTGCCGCTGGGTGATCCGGAACATTTAGGCAAATTGGAGAGTATCAGCCGGGAAATAATCTGGAAAACCTATGCCCGAAGTGATTGGTCTGAATATAATGAACGTTTTGGCAAGCCTTTCATTGCTTATGAAACTGATACGGACAATGAAGAGGAAAAAGAAAAGGCGATGGAAATGGCTCAGCGTTTTGGCTCTGACCTGGTGGGTGTAATCGGCAGTAGAGAAAAATTGACCGTCACAGCAATCGCCAGTAAAGAAAGTTCTGACAATTATAAAAGCCTGGCAGACTTTTGTGATGACCAGATCGCTAAAATGATGAACGGACAAACAGGAACCAGCAAAAATGCACAATGGGCCGGAACAGCAGAGGTACACGAACGTATTTTGACCGAGTTTACAAAAGCCAGGTTAAAAAAAATACAGGACATCATAAACTACCGGCTGTTCCCGTTCCTGATTGCACATGGTTACAATTTGACAGGATATGAGTTTCAATTCTTTGGATTGAAAAATAAAAAAGAAAATACGGTTGACAACAAAAGTTATGATGAACCGGATCCTTCCAAGTCTAATGAACCGAGTCCGGAAGACGAAAGTTTTTTGGGTTTTTTCGGCCATGCCCGGAAGCCAAAGGAATAGGCTTTGCCGGGCTGATAGACCAGCTATACACATGCCATTGCCCGGTTTGTGCAGAGAATGACTCCCCGTCTTATCATATCGGAATGGATGAACGGGTAAAAGAGGCTGTCCTGAAGCGTATCTATGAAAATTTCGATGTCAGGCATAAGATTGAGCCGGAATTGTTCCGCCAGACTTGGTACAAATTGAATGAGGCTGTAGACAAGGGAGTTGGGAAGGAAGTCAAATTGGGCGATCCCGATTATAGGTTCCTGCATGAGTTAAAGACAAACAATGCTGTCTTTGCGGCATTTAAGGCACACCGCGAGCAAAATGATCTGGCTGCATTACTGACCGATGAAAATGGGAAACAACGCAGCTTTAACGATTTTCGGAAAGCATCGGAGGTGATCATCGGAAAGTATAACGTAACCTGGCTGCAAACAGAGCATGCCAAAGCGATTCGTTCCGCCCGGTTCGCTGTCCGGTTTCGAGGATATTTGGATACGATAGACCTTTTCCCTAATGGAAAATGGTTGCCAAGCCGGGCTGCTGAACCAAGGGAGTCGCATATGCTGTATTACTACAATATCCGTTCCCTGCTTGACTCCTGGTGGAAAACGCACTATCCGGGGGCTGAATGGGGGTGCAAGTGCGACATGGAAAATACAGATGAACCGATCACCCATATCGGTGACAGGCCGGTTTCTCCTGAAGAGATATCCACGAAAACGGATAAACAGGTTGTCTCCCCCGGGCTGGATCGGAATCCGGCCTTTACAGGAAGTATCTTTACTGATAACCACCCATATATTAAAGAAGGATATCCCGAAGCCGGAGAAGCGGTGAAACAATTCATCGAAAAGGAACTGACAAAAGAAGAAGTAAAGCAATCCCGAACTACTGTCCGTCAGTGGGCCAAAGAAAAACTCATCGGGAAAAGCATGCAAATGGCCGGATTGGATAAGCCTGTTTCTTTCACCTCTACAGGTATCAAAGAAGCATTGAACCAGCCGCACAAATTCTTATTGGAGAAAAATGAGGCTATACGTCATATTGAATCATTGCTGAAAAATGCAAAATATGTTCGAACCGACCCGGATGTGAAAGGCCGAAATTTCAAGTATCATTACTTCGAAACAGAAATTGCAGGGAAATCGTCCTTTATTGTTATCAGGGAAAACACAGATAACAAACTGACCGATTTTTATAGTATCGTAGAAAAGCTGAAGAGTGATTAAAGCCCTCGCCGAAGGATATGCAATCCAACGCAGAATCTTTAACCACTCTTCAATAGCACAAATATAGGAAATCTTTTTTGATATGCAAAATCCGGATATAGAAAAAATAATCATACGACAGGTAAAAAAAGCGAACAGATGGTGCAAAGAGAAGTTGCCCGATCTGGTTGGCAAGGAAGCCGTAAAGCATTTCAAGGACAACTTCAGACAGGAGGGATTCGTTGACAATGGCTTGCTAAAATGGAAAGACGTAAAACGTCGGGATCCGCAAAGCGCATGGTACGGATTTGATTATAAAGGAGAAAAACGGGCAGATCACCCCGTTAAGTATGGAAAAAAAGGCAAACGGCTGAAGGATCAAAAGAAACTTAATTTTAGCAGGGCTGCCACAAGACGGAAGATTTTAACCGGGAATACGCTGGAACTTCAGGACAGTATCCGCTATATTAAAGCTCCCGGCCAGGCAACCATTACTTCAGACAAGCCTTATGCTTCTGTCCAGAACTATGGCGGACCGATCAAAGTATTCGGAAAGAAAACCGTACAACTCCAGGCACGTCCTTTTATAGGTGACAGTAAGGAGCTGAATGAAAAGATCGATAAAACAATCTTTGAGGGACTCGATGTGATTTTTAATAACAAATAAAATTCTAAATTCTATGTATTACAGTATATACAAAGACATGAAAGGCTTGATCGCTGATGAATTCGGAATCGAACTCGATCCTAAAACTGGAATTGTTAAAGATGCTTCCAATAGTCAGCTCAAGGATATCCAATGGTTCAATAATCAGTATGAAGGCGTGATCCACACCTCTCCGGTTGTTTTTATCGAATTTTCAGAATTGGATATCTCTTCTCTAACCAAACAAACCGATTCGACGGATATCGTTATCCGTTTGCATGTGGTGGCCGAAGTAATGGATGAATCGGATGGAGATGTATGGGACGAAGATGTTTGCAGGCATGAAAAACTGGCACATAAAGTTCTGGAAACTGTAAAAGACTGGCGACTGGAATTCAATGGTCATGAAACTCGTCCGCTTCGTCCGGTTTCCTGGACACATTATCATAAATATAATGGTTGGATGGTCACGCTCATTGGCCTAAAAACTAAAGGCTAGCTGACGTTTGTCTTCTTCCTTCTTTTTCCGGCCGAACTTAAGTTCTTGTTTAGCCGGATAAGAGAGCCAACGGTTGAATGTGGAATATGATATTAAAAAGGAATCCCGGATGAAGTTCTCATAGACATACAACTGAGACACACCACGCTTCTTTTGTTCAAGCACGATATTCTGTACACGAATCATTTTCAGTAATGTATTCTTGTTGTTGTATGCCATAACGAATAAAATCAATCAACCTGTCACAAAGTTAACGGCATAACCAATATGGTGCAAATAAAAAAGCCCGGAAGTTATATCCGGGTTTTTTAGTTAATGAAAAAACATATTACCAGCTAAAACAGAGGCGTTTTCTTCTTTTGACAGACCAATGTAGTGCATGAAAGCTTCTTCTGTTTTATGACCGGTTATTTTCATTATGCGTAAAGCTGGTATTCCGGCCAGAAACATGTTCGTTGCAGCACTTCTTCGACCCGAATGAGAGCCTATGCGTTCCCATTTCGGAACCATTTTGGATATACGCTCTAAACCAATCGTCCTTTCATAAGGAACAGCCTGGGTTATTCCTGCTTTACGGCAAACCTGTTTAATCACCTTGTTGAAATGCTGAATGCAGGGGCACTTAGGTAACTGGCAATTGTACTTTCGAAGTAAGGCACGAACATATTTGGACTGAGGAATAATGACCAGCGTTCCGGTTTTCAGGGTTTTAATCTGGATAACATTATCAACAAAGTTCTCTTCCTTCAACCTGGAAAAATCAGAAAATCTCAAACCGGTCATACAGGCTACAACAAATAAATCACGTACAATTTCTTCCGCTTTTGTCAATCCATTATAAACATATATCCGGGTGATTTCGTCACGATCTAAAGTTATTACATCATGTTCATCTACTTTAACATTAACTCCGGAATAAGTATAATCGATATCATACCCACTGAAAGATGCCATTTTTAGCAGTGTTTTCATTCGTACAAGTATATTGAAAACTGTCGAACTCATTAACTGTGCGGAGGCTTGCAGATAGTAAACGAAGTCTTCCATCATTTCCATGCCGATTTCATGGGTCATAGGGGAGAGATTGTGCTGATTGCAAAAGATTGAAAAATGCCTCAGTGCATCCCGATAGCACTTTTTTGCCTTTTCTGTTTTACGGCACTTCGACAGGTAGGTGGATGCAAATTCCAGGAAAAGCATACTGCGTAAATCTTTGTTTGTAGACAACCTGTTGGTGTAAGCCGGTTGTCTGTTTACCGATAAATTAAATACTTGTGCTCCCATACTATTGGTAAATTTAAGATTAAGCCCTACCTTTGTAGGACACTGGTTAAATTCTACTTATACAGTATTTAAATACTGTGAGAGAGTTTACAGAAGCCGTTCGAGTTGCAGCCGGACGGCTTTGCTGTTCTTATTCAGATTGTTTCATATTTTTCGTGATATGAATCATTTCTTTAATTCCCATGCTATATCCTATTAGATTAATTAAAAGAAGGCAAATTTGGTAGCAACTAATGTTCGCCCTTATATTTGTCATATATTAATTAAAAATTTTAATTATATGGATAAATATTTTTTCAAAGTAACTTTCTACCTTCCAAATGAGGGTGAGCTACAAGAGATTGTTAAATCCTCAAGAGCATTACCATTTTCTCCTTATGCTATAATCCGAGAAAAATATCCAAACGCTCGTATTATCGCAATTGAACAATGTGGTAAATAAAGACAGAGAGGTTATGCCCCGACTAAAAACCGGGGGCATATTATTTAAATATAAGCTAAGTGCCCATAAGCAATATCGGACATTATACCATGCTTATTAACATGATCAACAAAATCATTCAAAGGAACAGCGTCTATTTCTCCCTTCGCTTTCACTACTGGAATACAACTTCCTGTAATACTTACTTGTATTGTATCCCAATTAACATACTTCTGTAGTTCCTTTGTCAATTCGGACTCTATAACTGTTAATATCGCAAAAGTGGCGTTATATTCACCTGCCAGCTTTTTCAGTTTATCTGCTTTCCTCTTCATTTCTTTTTATTGTTAATCAATATCTTAAATCCGTCCAATGAATTATATGCCCGCGAAAATCCTCTTTGAAATATAACCAAAAGGAAAGAAGAGAGGTAAAACCGTCATTCCATGCAAGTTGTTGCATTTCACTAATGTTCAATAGCCGTCCTTCGATCCAGACTTTTCCGTCATTAATACATTCGACTCCAGGTTTTATTTCAATATTCTGTGTACAGAGACAAACATTTTCCTGCACACATTCCCGTTTATCACGCTGATAGGGATAAATGATATGTTTCAATGTTCTACCAGTCGCTATCGCTTTCGAGCGGATCGTATGTTTCTTCGTGCCATCGCGCAGGACTGGAGCAAACTCTTTTTTATAATGGTAGTTCATGACTTTTTAAATTATTGATTTATCTTTGCACTCCCTGATATAAACAAACCATCAGGGCCGTTATATATGGAAAAATATCGTTTATTTATAGCTGCATGTATTGGCGCAGCTGTAAACGGAGATTTAATTTACCTCCATGGAAGAGGTCAGTTCTCTTCTGCACGGGGAGCTTACAATTATTGTAAGCGTATCGGTGATGTTGCTGGTGAACTTGCAATTTACAATTGTGTTGTGAATTACAAGGGCCGGAAAGTTTATTAACTTTTAGAGCAAGGGAGAATGCTTTTCTCCCTTGTATTCTAAACTCAATATATGGAATGATTTTATTGTATTCTAATTTCATGGGATTAGTATGTTTAATTATTATCTGTAAAATCAGTAATAATGAATTTAAAACAATAAATTAATTCAATTGCATTATTAATGAGTCACATTTGTTTCCTGTTAAGCAAAAGTGACTCATTATTTTTTATGTTTGAGCCTTGTTAGGCTACATCGTTAATACTAATTTCTCCTTTTATCACCCGATCTACTTGCCGGTCGATTATCTCTTGAAACTCTATCTGACATATAAGCGAGCAATCAGGTACAATTTCCTGCACTGGATCACCGCGCCAAGTTGGTAGTTCATCAAGAAAGATACGTCCGTCTTTATCTTTTAGGCACGTTGCGCCTACATCACGCTCAATCTGTGCCACTTGATTAAATGTATCTGGAAAGTCTTTCCGTATCTTATTCCAGTAGCCCATTCCTCCTTTGACACAACCGATGCAATTATTGTTGTTGTAGCCCATCTTGTACATAGCAGGGATTTCAATACCGGCTTTCCAAAGCATACCGAGCGCATCAGGTTTCGTTATTTGTCGCTCAATAAGTGGGAATAAAGGTTTCGTTTCCGGATATTGCTGCTTTAGTCGAATTGCCCGGTTTATTTCTTTCGGATCAAAATCAAAGCCCCAAACCTGACCGTCCCACTTTTTCAGCTCTTTTTCCAGCTTATACCGAACTTTCTTCTTTAGCTCCAGCGTACAAGCCGCACCATGCGCACTATTGATCCAACCTTTCCGAAGTACATCAGCAACACAACTATACTTATCGCTCCGGATAGTATGTATCGGTTGGCCATACCAGCGTTCGCAATCAGCGAGGAAACGGGCGTTATCTGGATGTCCGGAGCCGGTTTCTATATAGTAAACTTGTACATCATTGTACAAGCTCAATGCTATTTTACAAGCGACAGCGGATGTTACTCCGCAAGAAAACCATGCTATTGTCATTATAAATTCATTTATAGTATATATATTTGCATCAAAATACGCTTAGTCGTAATCATCAGCTTAATTTCGTGTGCGCTTGGGTTTCCAATGCCAACATATTTCCAACTCATGTTGGGAAGTATTTCAGTATACAATATGCTGGGAAAGGAGGAACAAGTATGAAAAAAGCAATAATGAAGGCGGTAGGGGCTGTTGCGGCAGGCCGAAACAGAAAAGCTCACACGTAAAAAGTAGATGTAACCATATATTGCGATGAAGGCCCTTGGGTTCAAATCCCGCCCTGCTACATGAAAGAGGTGTTAATAGCACCTCTTTTTTATAAACATACATGCTCATATTTTTTTAATGTCGTTAGTTACCATTCTATAATCAAGCCATAATCACCGTGTAGCCATTCCCCTTGATAGACTTTAAACCCTTGTCTTATGAGTTCAAGTTTGCATTCGTCGGAGAAGTATATCCAATGAGGGTAGAATATTTTATACTCGTTCCGTTTATTCGCTGCCTCTATATCCCTGTATATCTGATCTAACGCGGGAGAGTTTTTTTCTAATTCTATTGCTTTCATGTTCAATACTATTTAGTTATGAGTAAATTATATATTTAGTAAATCGACCTTGTTGCATGGCTGATCTAATTCTTTCCTTTTTCCAGCCTACAACTTTATTATCACTTAGTTTCCGTTCAGCCGCTCTTTGACATTCTTCTTCATCACAACACTCCCAAATATGCCCTGTAGCATATCCATGCCGAACTTCTCCCACGGCTTTTAAGTGTTTATTGACATTTCTAACTCTTTGGCATATACGACACTTTCCGTGTTTCGCCATATCTTCTAATCCATTTGATGCCATAACTTATTTCTTTTTATTTATTTGTTTGTAACTATGATTCATAATCCGCTTCCCATTCAACAGTGACAGCCGCTTTAATCCGCTTTGTCCCATCACACATGTCGCAAGGAATAAATACGATTTTGTCCCGGTCTGTTTCTTCTTTAAAGCCGCCCTGCCCATTGCATCGCGGACAGATAACACCACGAATATGTTTTGTCTCCACACGGTTACAATGCCGCGTGGGGGTTATTTCCAGTATATACTTTAACTCGCTCATTGTTTGCTCTATTTTAATGTTACAAATTCGCTATTTACCCAGACCAGGCCTTTTTCATCTTCAAAAGCAATAGTCTTGTCCTGAAAATCTACCGACACAACATCGGTATGGATACTTCCGATGGCGATTTTCATTCCTGATCTCCATTGGATCGCTTCGAACTCTTCCGTTGTCATTTAAATAATGTAGGTTCTTTACTTTCTTTCTGATATTCCAACAGACAAAGGTCTATTAGTTGAGTTTCCCAGTTAATACCAGGGCGATTCTTGTACATAGTGCGAATCACTTGACGGCAGTCTTCGGTAGAGAGACCGGTGTCCAATTTGGCGGTAAACTGATTGATATCGCTCAGGTGGATGCGGCGTACCTCTATGATTTTGGCATTGCCTTTCCATACCCCCTTCAGATAAATCTGTTTAATGGCACCGACGCAATATTTAACCGGATTGTGAAGCCGCATGGTCGTAAAGCTATTGCAGTTCAGTTTCCCGTTCCAGTTCTGTGTAAATTCAATTCTTTCAGTCATGACTTTATAGTATTTTCCTGTTTGCTCTTTGCATTTAAAGCAGTATATCATCCATTTGCTCTCCGTTTTTGTCACCCGTGATACTGAATACTGGAAGCCACAAGGACAAACGTATATCCAGTATCCGGGTGTGAGAGTGGCTGATTTTACCTTAATCCGGGACATCAGGCCTTTGTTGCAGACAACGGCAACGGACGTTCTATTCCTTTATCATCCTTTTCGAACAAGAGCAGGGAGATGCTTGTCATTTCTTCATAAATGGACTTTTTGATGCATTCGGACGCTTTCAGCAATAGTTCGTCTCCATCTTCTTCTGCTTTCTTGATGAACTTGATCAAGCTGTCAGGAGAGTAGTTTCCTTTCGTGTCTTTGGCCAGCAGGTCGTCGATATAAGAGATAAGGCGTTTGCTCTTTTCCCCGTCAACCTGGTTGGACATCCATTGTTTGGCAAACCCGATCCCGGCCTGTATGCCGTCATCGTAGCAACATCTTTTGTTGTTGCGCATTTTTACCTTCAATTCGGCATCTTCCGTTTTAAAGGTGTAGCTCTCCTGGTCTACCTTAGCCTTGTTGTACTTGATTTTTTCGTCAACAAGGGGTTTCAACTTGTCGATCCATTTTTGCTTGAACATCACGATGGCATTGCTTAGCGGTTTGGCATCCGCGAACAGTTCCTTTACCAAGTCGTTTTCCAACTGTGTCAGGGCCTGTTCGTCCTGTTGCTTCTTTTCTTTCTCCTGTCGTTTAAGGGCATCCGCCTGCATGATGACAGCGTTCAATTCTTCTTTGCTTAATTTGCTTAAATCAATTGTTCCCATGATTTTGTTGTTTATAATATTAATACTCCATTGATTTTTCACCTGATAACCGGACATAATCAACATCTATCTGATTGAGCTTGTCCAGTAGCTCCTGATTGCCGGGATCATCGAAAAGCTGTTCCAATATCCGGTCGCTTTCGGCTTCAAGCCGCGCCATCTTCTCACGATCTTCATGCGTGAGGACTTTCTTATCTTCCTTAATTCTTACCATATCAATTGCAGAAGGCTGTGTTTCGTTCTTTCTGTTGTTTCTTCAGGATATTGTCACAATAGGAACGGACAGCCTTGAGAACATTCGGCATTTCATCCACCGGGATTGCCGGCAGGATACGTCCACGGCTGACAGGGAGGCTCAATATATGCCGGTTGGCTTCGCCATATCCGTTGACTGTGCTTACACCAATACGTGAGAGCTGTTTGAATATCTGATGGCAAAATTCCGTATGAACTGCTTTAGCGTTCAACTCGGCTTTCAACTGCACCGGATCGGTACAAACGTTTACTTGCCGCTTCAGGTCGTAAAGCAATTCTTCGTATTCCTTGTCGGATAATTTCGACAGGCTGATCTGTCGGCCATGATTGATACCATATTTACCGATCAGATAGCTTTCAATCACGCCTCCTTTTATAACTTCAACTTCGGCAGGGTCGTAACCCGGAAGGCATTTTAGGTAACCGTAAAACATACCTGTGTTACGGCCTTTAAAAACTCTTTTTTTCTTTGGTTGTGCAACCATAATTATTCCTCCATATTTGATTTTGTCAATTGGTCACCCCAATAAAGAGAGGCTCTTTCTTCCCAAATGACAAACGGTTTTTGAACTTGTCCTTTATCCAGATACCGGCTTTTGGCATCGGCCCTGAATCCTTCTACATATATCTTACATCCACTGTCATACATCACCTTTTCCGCTACTTTGCCATCGGGATTGCTGCCTTTTGCGTGAGAGATGAATACAAATAACTTGTCAGGGTGCTTTTGACGCATTTTTTTGTATTGGGTATAATTCATTCCGGTGTATTGGATGGAGTCTATCAACACGATGTCCCAACTTTTACGCATAGACAGTTTGTTGCTTAGCTCTTCCATCGGCATCTGATCGAGTAGCACCAGTTTCCCGCTTACCTCCATCATATTTACATCTTCGAAAGAGCGCTGGAGGGATAGGCTGTCGCCCTCTTCAAGGCTGTTGTAAGCTACCCGGCCGAAATTAGTCAGGTACTTGCACAGGCGACAGGCAAAGCTCGTTTTACCGCTACCGCTCGCTCCCCAGATGATCCATGAGCCCTTAAGAGCCGGCCGACCAAGCAGGTCGTACCAGGCACCCTCGAAGTCCATACATTTCTTTTTGCTGGACAAAAACTGTTGAACACCTAATATCTTTGCCATATATCAAACCTGATTGAATTGGTGAGCAATCTGTTCCCGTTTTACCAATCGCATCAAACGGCGCAAGTCCTCACAGAAGAAAATATTCTTTTCTTTTGTTTCACCCTGCTTGTTTTTCACCTTGACCAGCTTTTTCACTTTGTCTACCTCACTCCAGATGCCGGCTGCCGCATCCGTATCCAATCCGTTAGCCTCACAGATTACTTTTACGTCGGTTTCCGTTGCTCCGGGAAGTTCAATGTAAGAACGTCCCAAGCGACTGTCGATTTCGTCATACCCCTTCGTGTTATTACGTACGCCACGGGTGATCTCCTTTTGCAGATTCTCAGTACCGGCCAGGATACATCCCAGGCGGTGTTCCGTGCGGTTGTATAATGGTATCAGTTTGCGAAATGCCGCCGGTTTCAGCTTGTCCGCTTCATCAATGATCAGAATCGGTTTGTTTGCAGCCATCCCGTTCAGATATTCGGTAATCATTTTCAGTAAGGTCGGGATATCCGTGTAGCCTCGTTTGGGAATACCGCAAGTGCGTTCTGCCAATTCCAGCAGGAACTGGCGGGAGTTCCATTCTTCAGCCTGGATAAAGATCACGCTCCCTGTCAGGTCGGAATTGAAAAGGTGCTCCAGCGTTTGTGTTTTGCCGCTACCGGCTTTGTTGCTGATTGCCATCCACATGCTCTGCTGTTTGCAGGAGCGAAACACAAATTCAATCTTCTGATAATTTTTAATCGTCGTGACAACCTTCCAACCATCTTCCTGATATCCTAAGGCAGAGGCTATCTTTTTGTCTAATTCTGTTGTATCTGCACCATATTTGCCATTCATCCATTGGCTGAGAGCTGTACTACTGATACTGCACTTTTCTGCCACCTTATTCTGTGAGCCGAGGCGCGTGATCCAGTCGCCAACATGCTTCATTAATCCGTTTCTGTTCATATTTAAGTACTGTTTAAAATTCTTTTAAAAATTCTTGTTCCTCACTTACAAAATCAAATTCGTCATCGTCCACAAATTCCGCCTGCTGCACCGGAAGCGTTTTCGGTTCTTTCCGTCCGGCTACCTCGTTGCGAACATCCTTATGCCGCCCAAGGCTGTCGGTGATGACATGCGCCGTGAGCGTATGGCTCAACCTGTCGGCGTTTTCTTCAAAGAGGGCACGGACAATATCACCTGATTCTTTTCGCTTTTCGATAATCGTGTCGATCATATCCTTGTTATGTTCCCTTACGCGCATCCATTCCTCCATGTCGCCTTCCTTGCGATCCATCAGCGCCATCGGCTGTTCGTATTTTCGTTCCAGCATGAAGCGGACAGTCCCTTCTTTGGGTTCCTTGACAGTGCCTACGTTTTCAATAGCCATTACTTCGCTCATGTCGGCAGGATTATATTTCAGGAAAAAAGTGGCGTGGCCATAGTTGCGGAAATCCGGGTCGAAACTGTCGTACCAGAATTTCATATTGTCTATCTGAAGACGTACACCGTCGGCATTCACTTTGCGCGGTGCAGCTGTTTCGCCAAAAGCATACAGAAAATCGTTCTTGCCGAATGAGAGGTGCTTGTCTTGGGGCATATCGATCCATTTGTTGACAAATTCGTCCCGCTTCAAACTCCGGTCGAACTCAATCATCTTTTCCAGCTGCGCACAACAGCCATTGTAATCAGGGAAACTTTTCTTGTGCGCATCAATCCAGTCGTCGCTCACCTGTATGCGGCTACGGCTTTTCACGCCATGACCGCTACTGTTTGGCAACAGACGAAGGTATTTACGGTTGAACCAGTTGAAGAAAGGTTCTATGATCTTGGTTTTTGCGTTGCCGACTGCCGCCGGGGTATAATAATGCGTGCAGGCTTCATAGAACGACTTCAGGCTACCGCGTCCGTAGTTGTCCGTCTGGATTTGCCAGGGCTTGAAATAGGCACCAAACAATTCATGTACGTGTTCAAACGCATTGCGGAACGCCTGACGGATCAGTGCCGACGATTCGTGCGTGCCGATCGCATATCCGATAATATACTTGTTGAACGGATCGACAATGGCAACAACAGTCGGTCGGTGGTGATAGGTAGTAACGCTTCGCCCGGTCGATTTGTCGATGGCGCGGCTCTGGTAAAACAGCTCCGTGTCCCAACCGTCTACACACCAGAAATACATCGGGCAGGTGGGAGCCGTTCGTTTTACCTGCATCAGCTTCTCATTGGCCAAGGCCTTCTTGCCATGCCGTCCGGCAAAGCATTCCGGGTGCTCCTTGCGGTAGTTGGCAATTGTGCTGGGAGATACTGTTTTCCATCCCATCTTTGTTGCCACGGCATTATACAGTCTTGCCACGGTTGTATCGTCAATATTACGTCCGTCTCCCAGCAGTTCCACGATCAGCGCATCCTGTTCGGGAAGTTTGTTGCGACGGGCATTTCTGTTGCCATGCTTGGCTGAAATCAAAGCCTGATAGCCACCTTCTTTATACCGTTCGACAACCCGCTTCAGCGACAGATGGTTTTTAGGCAAACGACATCCTATTTCTTCCTGGATACCCTGTAAGTCCCGGCTTATCTCCGGCCATACCCGGTTGAAGGGTTTGCCGTATGACTTAATGCATAATATCCGGTTGCCGGACAGGTTGATGATCGCGTTCAAAGCAGACGCATTCATTGTGTACAACTCTATGAGTTCCGGTTTCAGATGCTCGTTTCCGCCTTCATCCAGCGTATGCTTCTGGTAAAACTGTTCGGCAACCAAATCGCGGACAATCATATTTTTCAACACATACTTTTTGGTATTGCTTTCCGGGTCGCCATATTTGGCAACTACCTTTTCTTTAATTTTATCAGGCAGGGAATTGTATGCTACCAGGGCAGGAGTACCGTAGCATGCGCGATTGACCACACGAAACTTTTGTTCTTTCTTGTAATATTTAAAATTAGCCTCTGACATGATCGGACGCATCAACGGATTGGCATCCGCCGGGTCGCCACCGGTCAGTTCCGCGTGGGAGATACATAAGATGTTGTTGTAGTATTCCATATCTATTAATATCTTTTCTTTATTGTTCCCGGACCAGGATTCGAACCTGGGACGCCATAGCGCTTGATTATTGTCAAACGCCGTGCTCTACCTGACTGAGCTATCCGGGATGCCCTCGTACCGCGGGCCGCGTACCGATTCTAACCTAAACCAATCCTATCTAACCATCTACCAAATTTTTCAAACATCCTGTCGCACCACAGGTCGAACCTTTCGGCTTCTTTGTCTACGATATCACGGTTCTCTATCACCAGCCAA